CATAACGACGAATGTGGCGGTGATATTCTGCGGTGCAAAAACGAGCGTAGGCTGGAAAATCACGAGCAATCTCCTCATACCAGTTGCGCAAAGCGGATTCTACCACTGTCAACGGCTGGCGATAGAAACCACGCATCAACAAAGCATTGTAGTTGGTCTGTAGGTGTAGCATGGTCTGGATGGTGCGAATACCCACACCGTCTGCAGGGTCCCAGTTTTGGATTTTGGCACCTTCAATACTGCCAGATCTAATCATCTCACGATAGAAGTCTGGATTGTAGGGCTGATCACTCAAGGTGTTGGGATTCAATTTAAATCGTTTGCAGATTGCCCACGAACTGGGCGCACTTGCGGTTGTGTTAGTATTGTTAGTATTAGTATTAGATACCATATAAAACTTAACACCACTACGACCTTTGACTGTCACTGCGACCATTTGCTACTCCAAGTTGTTTAAGTGTTAACAGTATAACAAAAGGGTTATTCCTGGTCAACCGTCCGAAAAAGTGTTGTTTTTTTACAACAACACACGCCGTGCTAAATACTTGTGTGCAGGAGATCCTTTTTCTAGTTAATCAAGGTGCCATGCACACAGCCTATCTACATTTAAGTCTCCAACTTCAAAACCGAACGGCGGGAAAAGCACTATAGAAATATAGTGCTTTTTTTTGACTTGACTAAATAACAGTGGAGATCGATTATGTAGACAAGGTTGGCACGCCGAATAACAATTGTGCTGGTGAATCCGTTCTGATGTGTGACGGCAACCAATTCGCTGATATCTACACAGTGGCTTTTGCGCACTACTGAAGAGTAGCCTGAAAGAATAGTCCCATTAGTTGAGAACCCTGACGAACGGATGACGATTTGCGTGATCGGAATGGTTAGAAGATTACTATTGCTATGAGAACAAACAGCCACTGAGATGTTCTCTTAAAAATCGCGGCAGGTCCGGGCAAGCGTTGAGCCCAAGCAATACTTCGAATACTTGCAAACACCTGCTGGCAACGACCGAGCAACTCACTCGTCAAAGATGCGCCACTATTTCGGATAGTGGCACTCTGATCAATCTATCTGTCAAATGATCTCTAAATAATAAAAAGAAAACAATTGAGCTACGAAGTTGCTCAATAGATCTCGCAAGAGATCTCCGAATGTGTTATTATCAACTTATGAAATATCAAGAATACCAACTGACCAAGATGCCATATGGCAAGTATAAGGGTTTTTTCCTTAAGGATCTTCCTGAAAATTATTTGCGATGGTGTGTGATCAATTGGCGTGATCGTGGTATGGCCACAATGTTTGCTGTGGAATTACAACGTCGCAATCCCAAATTAAGACGATAAATCTCCTTTAATTTATCATTGTGCTAAATAACAGTATAGACAAGAAAGGCATAGTATGGAATACATCTTATTTCGACAGGACCAACAACCAGGCAAAAACGGCACTACCATGTGGCGACTCACATTCTACTGTATTGATGACGGCACCGAATGGGAAATGACCTGTGACAACACATTCAAGAATTTTAAACGATCGGGCTGGGATCAGGTATGTCATGCGGATGACAGCTGGGGTGTGTATTCAGATCTTAAAAGAACTGACAGGCGCACTAGAGAAGGTGCTGCTGTGGCCAGCGCCGACAGCAGAGCTAGACTGGTGTATCGCTGTAGAGATCACGACGAAGCCCTGCAACTGATTTCGGCAGATCTTGCCCTGCGCACCGCTACACAGTTTGGACAGTTGTTTGATTCAGGAGGTTCGGATGCCCGGACCTAATCACAACAGCAACCGGGGTCGGCGACTCAGTTGCTACGGCGTGCCCAGACCACACACTGCCGGACCCAGACCTCAACTGTGGAAAACAGGACCTGATCCTGTGGAACATCGACAGTATTTGACTTGGCTACAACAGCGCAATCAAGCACAGTGGCGTGAAGAAGGTTGGACCATTGACTTTGACACATGGAAACAGATCTGGACCGATTCGGGACAATGGGCTAATCGTGGTCGTGAACGGGGCACTTATTGCATGAGTCGCTTGGACTGGAGTCTGCCCTGGACAGCAGACAATGTGGCCATCATCACCAGAGAAGCACATGCCCGCCTGCAGGGTCTGGCTCGAGCCCAAGGTTGGTCCAGCACAGCACAAAAGCGTCGACGAAATCGCCCTCAATCCAGTTCAGGAGACACAGAATGAAACAGGTTAAAAATTCAGATTTAGAACAGTATAGTCATACCACAGCAGACTCATGGCGTTGGCGTCCGGCTGCTGGATCAGATGTGGATGCTTTGGTTCGACTCAGCTTTGAACAGATTGGACACGAAGTAGATGACATCTACACCATTGATCTAATTGAACTGGGTCGTAACATGTTGCTCAGCATTGTGAATCAGTTTTACAATCCCAAAAAAGAATTGTTTAGCCTGGCCGCTGATGTGGACACCGGTGAGATCATTGCTTACACCTGGGCCGAACGCGGTCAGTATGTGCCTTGGTCCACTGAAGAATGTATTGTGATTAGAATGAGTCAAGTGGCTCCGCACATCAGCAATAGAAAAAAGCTGTTCTTGTTGGCACAGCAGATCCGCATGTGGGAAGTTTGGGCCGCGGCTTGTGGTATCAAAATCATTGTGTCGGCCACCATACGTGCCAAACATGATGCGTTTTTGCGCCTGCACGAACAAGCAGGTTATACCATCAAAGGCAGCAGTGCCTACAAGCGACTCAGCACTGCAACTTTTGCTGTGGACATTCCAGTTGATCCGCACACAGTGGTAGCACACGGCACGTATGCACCACCCACAGCAGGTGAATATTATCAGACCACACCCGAACCGCAGATTGTGGCTATGGGTTCAGAACCCACGCTGGCAAGTTATAAAAAGTGACCCGACACAAGCTACGCATGCCAATTCGTTGATGCCTGGATTAGAAAGCCTGAAAATCATCCAGTTCTTGATAGGGTCCAGCAGGCTTAACTGATTTATTTAACCACAAAATGTATGACCAGGCCCAACAAGGTCACAATAATAAAGCCTGCCCACTTGAGATAGGTGGCCTGGGTTGTGGTTGTAATGTTTTCTACTGACTGTTTGATGTCACTGACCATCACGGTCAGTTGATCCAAACGATCATCCACTTCGTCAAACTTTCTGATCAGTTGACCGTAGCGTTCGGCACATAGATCCACGTGCAACTCTAGGTTGGTCTTTTCAGCCGCAAGATTTTCAATCACAGAGAGTTCCTTCATGATCACTCCAAGGTCACTCGCAACATCCACAAGCTCTTTTCTATGTCTAGTGCTTGGTCTTGTGCGTAGTTGCTGATTTCTTCCAGCCCTTCGTCTGTGGCTGTTTCAATCAGTTGCTTAAAATCATCCAACAGCATTTCCAAATCGGTCTGCACCTGTGCCAGCAATTCATCTGCTGTGCCTTCTATGGCTGTGGTGGGCATACGGCTTTCAGTGACCACTTCGAATATGTCACACGGCATGTATTCACCCATGCTGCGTAAGATTTCGCCTATGCGGTCAATCTGCTCTTGTCTGCGTTCATATATGCCTTGTAGCAACTTGTGGTCACTGCGAAAGTTGCGTCCAGTCACATTGGCATGTGCTGCATGGCTACGAAAGTAGGCCACAAAGTTGTCTCGAAACAGTTGTGTTAGTGATTCTACAGTGGTCATGTTTAATAGGCCTGGTTATACTGTTGTAATTCTGCTGGTGTCCAAGGACGACCAGTTGCTGGATTGATTTCCTGACCGCGCATGGGTCCTTTTTGTGGAAACGGATAATTTTGTCCCACATTGCCCGGCATGGCCATTGCGGCAATGCCACCTGCTGCTCGGGCATATGGTGCCACAGCTTCAGCAACCGGTGCCACTTTGCTTGCGGCAATTTCACGCATACGTTGAGCAATTTCTGCGCCACGTTGCAAGACACTGGGTGCCTGTGCAGGAGCAGCAGGTGGCATTGCGGCAGGAGCGGCAGGTGCTACTGGACCCATGGCAGGTCGCATGGGTTGACCGCGAGCATCCAGTATTGGTGATGCGGCAGGTGCAGGAGCGGCACGAGCAGCCTGGGCGGCCAAGCGTTGATCAAATCTTTGTTGCAATCCTTGTGCCTGTGCCATTTGTGCATTGGCCTGTGCTGTTCTTGCTTCGGATGCGGCTTTCATGGCGTTGAAACCTTGTTTGGCCATACTGGCTCCGTATAAGCCTGCTCCTGCCAATGCTGCTCCACCAGCATAAGGTGCAACCGCCAACCCAGCGGTGGTGGCCATCTCACCCAATGATGTGCTGCTGGCCTGGCCTTGATCAGCACTGGGCGGAGGAGGAGGAGGAGGTGCCGCACCAACAGGACCCGGTGTCGGTGCCTGTTGTGCTTCGTAGGCATCAATTTCTTCGTCTGTATAACCTGCCGCTCGTGCTTTTTCTCTATCAATGGCCATATTATCGTCTTTCAAATGAACTCAATGGTGGACGCTCTGCGTTGCGACTATAGCCACCAAAAACAAACTGTCCTGTGCTTTGATCAAATGTCGGCACTGGGTAGTGATCTCTAAACGCTACAATTGTAGCATTGTTGTTTCGACCATCGCGATTGTATTGACCCAAATATTTTGCACGATCTTCGTATACTTTACGATATGAAGCATCCAATCGGCTCTTTTCAGCGTTCCATGCACGATCAAATTCTGCTCGTGTGCGTAGTTCTGGATTGCGTTCAGCAAACACAGACTTGTATGCGGCCATGTCGCTTTGGAACTGGCTGCGTGTGAGATTGGTCAGCGAAGCATACAGGCCCTGACGCAACACATCAATGCCGGCTTCTTTGGCCATACGCTGCTCAAAGTCAGTGATGGCGCCTACAGGAGCAACTTCACGAATCAACAGCGGAGTAACTTCACGCTGGCGTTGTAGTTGAATCTGCAACACTTGTTTCATGCGGTCATCCAGACCGGACTGTTTGATACGAGCACTCATATCATCAACCTTGTCAAAACTACCACCCACAATATCTCGGAATATGTTTTGGAATTCGCGAGCCTGACTGCCGGTGCCGGACAACAAACCAGCAATCTCTGGATTGTTCAGCACACCATCTGGGCCAGAAATTTGATCTCTGCGAATGCCAGCCAATCGATTGCCAGCATCTGCTTTGGGCAAAATATCATCGTTCTTGAACTTGACATATGCTTGTTCATCTTCTCTACGAACCAGCACTGGTGTTTTGGCTGCTTCTGCACCGGCAGCAAGTGCTGTTGCTGTTGGCCGTTGTGCAGGCACCGCTGCTGGCGCTGCTGGCGCTGTTAAAGGAGTTGGAGCAACTGCACCGCCTGTTGCTGGTTGACCACCGGTTGCTGGCGCGGCTGCTGGTTGACCACCGGTTGCTGGCACGGCTGCTGGTTGACCACCACCAATCTGCGGAGCAACCAATGGAGTATCATTGGGTTGCAATGGTGCAAGACCTTGACCAACCAACAACTTGTTGTAATCTTGTTGGATAGTCATTTGCTGCTCAGCCGTTTTGCCTTGCAACTTGATGTTCATGTCTTGTATTAATTTGTTTCGTTGATCAGATGCTGTGCCAGAACTAGTCTGTGGCCTAAATCCTGTGAGAGGTTTGCGTCCAGTATCAGTTTGAACAAATTGTTGGTTGGGATTG